TAGGCGCTTATTTAAGGGGTTTTATCATGCTTAAAAATTGGCACATGGTTTTATTGATGGTTTTATTGTTTATTTTCGCGCAGTTTGTTTGGTATGTTACAAAATAAGGGGATAAAAATGAAGACTTATAAAATTGAATTGATTGTAAAAATTCAGGAAGATAGCTATCCGGATAAGTGGCTAGCGGACGCGGTTTATGAGCTGCTGGAACCTGAAAACGGGGAGGATATAGTCAAATACAGGGTTACTGAGTTAAACCCTGAGGAGGCTACATCATGCGCCTAAATATTTTTATTGATACGGAAGACGGGTACCTATTAGGAGAGTCTTTGGTCGAAATTGGTATGTCAATCGGACAAGGGAATAAGAGCGGGAGCAGGGAGGACAAGGAGCGCTACTACTCTTGGGAGCTAATCTATCCGGAAGGTGAAATTCCCCGCGCGCCCGCGCAAGGCTTTATCTATACCCCTAGCACCAAGACTGACATACGCGAGACCTTTAAGCGCTTTGGCTGGACTCCATCAGAAGGTAGCCGGTAATGCTTTACTTTATCGTTTTTGTCCTTGCCTTTGTTATTGGCTGGCTACTAGCTAATTCATGGTAGTTGCGCCTTTAATCAATTCATGTTTATAATCACCATGTCGCGGAGTGAAGCCCGTATGATGTTAGAACCCCTTAACGGGTATTTTGTAGGCTTAAATAAGTATGAGAGCATTTATTTAAGCCGCTTCACTACAAAGTATCCGCTAAGGGGTTTTTCTATTCCTACTACTTTATTCCGTAACGGTTGTAATCGGACGGGAATGACGCCAGCGATTGCAATACAAGCGGACTGGGGGAAAGTAGATGTAATACCGCACATATCGGTGGCGAAGCTAGTGCCGATTCTACGAACGACTGGCGGGTGTAGCGATTCCGTACTGGGAAAGTTATTGAAGGCACCTAAGGATAGGCTAGGTGCGCTCAAACCGTTTGGGATAAGTAGATACGATATGAGTAAAACCATACATAAATTATTAAAGAGAGCCATGATTAACTCATGGAGAATAGACCGCGAACCCTTGTCCAATAACGAATACGCGGAGTTGATAGTCAATACCAGCAGAAAATTTATTGTCAATAAAAGTTGGAAACAGTTAAGACTTGAGGCAATAAAGAAGTACGGCAATAAGTGTTGTAAGTGCGGGAGAGTAGGGTCAAGGCGTTATCCAATCAATATTGACCATATAAAGCCCCGTAAGTATTACCCTGAATTGGCTATGGATATAAACAATCTTCAGCCTCTTTGTGGGAGATGTAACAGGGAAAAGGGCAACAACAATAGCATTGATTACCGTAGCCCTTGTATTGTCTTTTAACTAGGAGGAAGTATGAAAAAAGTAGAACCCGTTGTACCAGTATTCAAGTTGTATGTACCTAAACCACATCCAATGCAGCACCGGATAGATGAGTTTATGGCTATTCCATCCCTTTATAGGAGTGAGTATGAACGCATTAGAACTAGCTGATTTAATTGGTTTGTGCGGTGATGGTGGATATAACCAAGATGCCGCCACCATGCTACGCCAGCAACAAGCCGTCCTGATAGCAGAGCAAGAACACAATGAGATGTTAGAGGCTGAATTAAAGGCTATGAGGGAGCAATTAAATGCCAATCAAGTCTGATTTTTGGTACATCTTGCAACGCGAGATAGAGGCTAGAAAAAAATTACGCAAATCTATTGCATAATCGTTTTAATCGTAGTAATGTCTTACTAATTGTCCTAACTAGATGGAGGTAAAAATATGAAGTTTTGTAAAGATTGCAAGCACCTATCAGGTGATTTATGTAAGGCTCCGGAGGTACCCCGCCACATGGTTACGGGTGAACCCCAATCTTGGGGAGCTATTCATTCCCGTAATTTACCTATCAGCGGATGCGGTGAAGTAGCTAATTGGTTTACCCCTATTGTCGAGGATGCCGACCTTGACGATTTATCCACAATCCCATTCGGCAAATAATGTCCTAACTAGGAGAAATATCATGGTAAGAACCGTAGGTAGTAAAAACAAACCTAAATTTCCAGTAAAACCACCAATCAAGGCGGTTATCGCTGGTAATAAGGAAACCATTGCAGTATTAAGAAAAGAGATAGAGCGTCTGAAAGCTATTTTAGAGCGTCAGGATGCAGCAGTAGCGCAAGCTAAAGACCAAGTAAGCGACTTGCTAGCAGATGTAGAGTTTTACCGTAAGCAAATCAATCACTTTTTAGCACTTGTAAACATCTTAGCTAAGGGGCAATAACATGAAAGCATTTCCAAACAGAGGTAGTGTTGCAGATTGTTATAGGGGTATGGATTTACGAGATTATTTTGCTGGTCAAGTATTGCAAGGCATTTTAGCTCTAGGGGATTTAGGGAATAGCAATGAAATTCCCTTTGAATGTTACAGACTTGCAGACAAAATGATGGAGGTTCGCAATGGCTAATGACAGAGCAGATTTCGCGCCCGAGATACGCAACGGCGCATGGTGGTCTGGAGACTCTAGGAAGGCGGCTAATGGTAGAGGGAACGAAGCGGTACTAGAGAAGCTAGGATTAAAAGAACGCCCTAACCTTGACGGGGTAGAGGCAGTCCGTATGGGTCATGTAATGGAACCCGTAATCGGAAGGCTAGCACAAGACAAACTCAAACTCGAACTCAAGGAAGCCCCTTATGCTCTTACGCACCCTAAAGAGACTTGGCTACGGTCTCACTTTGATTTTATTAGCGCCGATGGCAGAACTCTTGTGGAGGCTAAGAATTACAACGCAGCCGTCCGTAACAAGTTTGATGCGGAAGCTAACATTATTCCTCACGCGGATATGGCGCAAATTATCCACGAAGCAACCGTTCACCAAGTTGATAGAGTGGTACTTGCAGTCCTCTTTGGTGGACAAGAGTTTTGCACTTTTGACTTTACTATCACGCCGGAGCAAAAAGAAGCGCTGATAAAGGACATGGCTAGGTTTTGGGGAGCAGTAGAGACCAAGACCCCGCTAGACCCTGAGACAACAGAGCAGACCAAACTCATCTATTCCAAGGATAACGGCTCAACAGTCTATGCCAATGCACAAGTAGAGCGAGCAGTACACCAGCTCAAGAATTGCAAGGCGCAGATTAAAGAACTGGAAGAGTCCGAAGAGCAGCTCTTGACGGCATTACAGGGCTTTATGAGAGAAGGCTCAGAGCTTTTAGGAGTGGATGGCAAGGTGTTGGCTACTTGGAAGGCTAGCAAGGCTTCTAAGCGCTTTCAGGCGGATTTATTTAAAGCCGCTATGCCAGACATATACGACCAATTCATTATGGAGGCTCCGGGTTCACGCCGGTTCTTAGTCAAATGAACAATATTGATATAGCAGTCTGGATTATGGCTGTTAGTTCAGTCATAGATACTATTTACACTTTATCGGAGATGATTCATGTCTAATATCGTACCGTTTGGAGAGATGCAGAGCATGGCTGAGGCTATTGCTAAATCAGGGCTATTTGGCATGAAGGACACCAATAGCGTATTGGCTTTAATGGCTGTGGCTCAGGCAGAAGGATTACATCCTGCTACCGCAGCTAGGGATTACCATATCATCCAAGGGCGTCCAGCTCTGAAGGCGGATGCTATGCTAGCGAGGTTCCAAGCCGCCGGAGGGAAAGTCGATTGGAAGATTTATACCGACCAAAATGTAACCGGAATCTTCACGCACCCCAATGGCGGCTCTTTGGAACTCTCTTGGACGATTGAGCAAGCTCGTAAGATTGGCTTAATCAAGTCTGGCGGCGGATGGGAAAAGTATCCACGCGCTATGCTTCGCGCCCGAGTAGTCTCTGAAGGTATTAGAACTATCTATCCGGGCTGTGTCATTGGCACCTATACGCCTGAAGAAGTCGAAGACTTTGACACGCCAAAAAATGAAAAATTTATGGGGCGGGGAGAGGTAAACATAACGCCTCCTCCTATTACCATAGAAAACCTTAGAGAAGACCCAGTAAGCATTACGGTTGATGTAGAGCCTAGCGCTCCTACTTATGCCCTCATGCTACCGGACGGCACCATCTATTCAAAGCATGAAGAGATTGAAGGATGGATTGCTGCTTACGCAGATTTATTTGTCCGTATCAGAGACTCAGCAAAAATCAAAGAGGATGAGAAGCACGCAAAGATTGACGCGCTCAAGAAGGCGAACTACATTGTCCTTGGTGTTATGAGCGCTGTGCAGAAGTCTCAAGTGTTAGCGGCTATTGCGCCTAAGGGAGTACAGGAAAGCCCAAAGGAACATGGCAGCCAATCAACTACGGAAGCGGAAGTTACGATGGAGTCCCCGCAGGGATGAACCAAAGGGATGCGGTGCTGCATTGGTTGAAGACTCGACCATTGACGCCGCTAGAAGCCTTGGAACATATAGGAACGATGAGATTGGCTGCTCATATTGAGGTGCTAAGGAAGTCTGGACACAACATTAGAACTGAAGATGTTAAACAAAACGGAAAGAGTTTTGCCCGTTACCACTTAATACAAAGGAAATAGCATGGCGCATATACCAAGTGAAGGCAAAGGAATTTTGTCTCGTAATCAAAAGAAAGCAAGCGAGAAATCGCCGGATTGGAAAGGGCAGATAAGAGTTAATGGAGAAGATATTAAGCTGGCGGGATGGGTCAAGGATGTGGGTTACGGTCCATTCATTACATTGTCCGTTGATAATTGGAAGCCCGAAGGACAACAAAGCTACCCAAGAGATGTTACCCCTGATGCCGGAGATGTACCCTTTTAAGGAAAATGATTATGAAAAAATTGACTGCGATTGTATTGTTTGTTTTGTTGAGCGCAAATTGTTTTGCAGCCACCAAATGTGAGCCTGACGGACGCGGCGGTATGTGCTGTTGGGATACTAATACTGATGGTCCTTTTAAACCGATAAGCTGCTAATGTTTTTTTTGACACTTCCGCTCCCTCCTAGCGTTAATTCCTACCGGACTATTTTTAGAGGAAGGATGAATATTACAAAGGCGGGGCGGGAGTTCAAGGCGGCTGTTGCAGATTATGTTGTTGAGTACAAGGTTCCTAAACTTGGAGATAGTAAATTGAAAGTAACGATGGTGCTGTTTCCAAGAGACAAGCGCAAGATAGATATTGATAACCGTATCAAAGCAGTCTTAGATGCGCTTGAGGATGCTGGAGTATTCAACAATGATTTTCAGGTTGACCACTTAGAAATCATAAGGGGTGAGCCGGTCAAGAATGGTGGAATCAGAGTGATGATTGAGACCATTGATAAGACCTCCTCAAGCCTGAATGAGAGTCCCTCAGCGGACAGTTAGGACACTTACGGGGCAGAGTATTCGGGCAGCCCCACTTACAAGGATTGATTATGACAACTTTTACAACTGAAGATAGAGAGAACGCAATGACTGAAGAAGTTAAACCGAGACCGCATTTATTTATTGCGACTCCAATGTACGGTGGTATGTGCGCTGGTTTTTATACTCAGAGCATTGTGCTGATGCAAAAGCATTTAAACGAGATTGGCGTTGATGTTACCTTCTCTTTTATGTTTAATGAGTCTTTGATTACTCGCGCCCGTAACGCCTTGGTTAAAGGGTTTCTAGCCAGTAATGCAACTCACTTGATGTTCATTGATGCAGACATTCGTTTTAACCCTGCTCAAATGCCACGCATGATTGAAGTGGATAAAGACATTATTTGCGGTATCTACCCTAAGAAAGAAATCAACTGGGGCAGCGTTAAACAGGCTATGGACAATAATGTTCCTGACGATAACCTCAAGTATTACACCGGCTCTTTTGTAGTGAATCTAGTGGATTATTCAGGTTCAGTAACGGTACCAGTCAATGAGCCAGTAGAGATATGGAATGGCGGCACAGGCTTTATGTTGATTAAGCGTCAAGTCTTTGAGCAGCTCGCAGATAAAGTGCCTTCCTATACCAACAATGTATTGGACTTAGCCGGTACTCTTAAAGCAGATGAGATTAAAGAATACTTTACGACTAGCATTGAGCCAATCAATAACACTTTGCTTTCAGAGGATTATCATTTTTGTAAGCTCGCTAGAGATAACGGCATCAAAGTATGGGCTGCACCTTGGGTCAGCTTAGGACACATGGGTAGCTATTTGTTTGAAGGACAGCTAATTCCTTCGCCATGATGAGAAATCCTAATGCTCCTCATATTAATTTTGAGGAGTTTTCTGGAATGTTGGGAAAAATCATTCCTTCTAACATAGATATGGTGTTGGAAAGAAGGGGCTATTTTCTTATTGGAGAATGGAAAAGACCAAACGAAAAGGTTAGCAAAGGTCAAGAGATACTTCTCAAGGCTTTTGCCAAATTAGATAAATTTACCGTTCTAATAATTACCGGAGATACCGATAACGAAATGACTGTGCATAAGTTCTGGAAAATAAATAAAGACGGGAATCTTTCTTTGGCTGGCTCCAGCGTTGAGCAGCTAAAAGATTTTATTACCGATTGGTATTTGCTGGCGGACTTGCAGCCGG